TTTGATAATATTTTTTTCGATGGGAAAGTAGAATTATTATCTAAAATAAATTACTTTATAGATAATCGCGAATGGTATTTCAAAAAAGGAATACCGTATTCACTTGGTATTGGATTGTATGGTCCTCCAGGAACAGGCAAAACATCCTTTATCAAAGCTCTCGCAAATTATACCGGTCGCCACATAATTATTGTATCATTAAAAATTATTAAAACCAAAAGACAGTTGGAGCAGTTCTTTTTTGAGAATACATATAATGATAAAAATGAAAGACAATCTATATCATTTGACAAAAAAATAATTGTTTTTGAGGATATAGATTGTATTGGGGATATTATTCTTGATAGAAATAGTAAAAAATCAAAGACAGAATCAAAGACAGAATCAAATTCGATTAAAGAAAAGAATATAAGTTCAAACGCAGATAGTGTTAAAATAGGAGATGTAATACAATCAATTTGTGGTTTATCGGAGAACGGTGCTGTAAAAATCTCGAGTATTCCCGAAGAAGAACTTATTACATTAGATGATATTCTGAATTTATGGGATGGAATACGCGAAACACCAGGAAGGATTTTAATAATATCTTCTAACCATTATAATAAATTAGATCCGGCATTAATTAGACCAGGAAGGATTGATATAACGCACGAATTTAGTAATGCGAGTCATAATACAATAACAGAAATGTATTCTCATTTATTCGACAATAAAATAGATACAGAAATGTTAGAAAATGTAACAGAATATTTTTACTCACCAGCTGAATTGATAAATATATTTGTGACATATAAAAACGAAGAAGACTTTATGAAACGATTATTAGAAAATAAAAAAATTTAGATAAATCTTCTCTCTTTCGTTCTATTATAAAATAGTAAATATCTTTTTATAATAGATAAATGATAAATGAATATGTTAATAAATTAATTGAAAATTTACCAGACAATATAAAAAATTGTAAAGAACCTGAAAAAATAGATTTAGTATTAGATGGAGGTATATTTAATGGTAGTTATCTAGTTGGAGCTTTACATTTTTTAAAGGAAATGGAAAAGCGTAATTATATAAAAATTGAACGCATTTCAGGCTGTAGTATAGGTTCATCGGTTGCGTTTTTATATTTTATAGATGCTCTAGATCTAATGCCGAAATTATATGATATTGTTAATAACGAATTTAGAAATTCTTATAGAATAAATACAATAAAAGATCTTAAAAAACATTTGAATGACCGCATACCAGATGACATTTGTAAAAAAGTAAACGGTAAATTATTTATTACATATAATAATATTAAAAAAGGTACCAAATCTGTAAAATCTGTATACAAAAATGTAGATGAAATTATAAATACGATTATTAAATCAAGTTTTTTACCGTATTTAATAGATGGTAATATTTTATATGAAAATAAATATATAGATGGTATAAATCCGCATATTTTTAAAGAACGCGATAAAAAAATTCTATACTTAGATCTTTTTGGTAATGATAAAATAGGAAACTTATTAAATGTAAGAAACGAGAAGACAAATTTTCATCGTATTCTCTCTGGATTGCTGGATATACATAGTTTTTTTATAAAGCAAAGTAATACTGCTATGTGTAGCTATGTAAATGATTGGGGTTATTCAAATAAATGTTTTAATTACATAAAAATGATAATAGAAAAAATTTGTATTTATTTTATAAAAATTTTAATTTTACTTAAAAATAAAATTCCAGATGAATTTAGGGAAATGGTAATATACAAAATATTATCAAATGTATCAAATGATATATTTATTGTATTATTAGAAAGTTATTGTTTTTAGTTATAAAAGTTTAGTTATAAGTTTAAATTTTAGAGTATTTATATTCAATTAATAAAATGGACGAGACAATTGATATAACTAATCAGGTTTTTACATTAGAAAATATTCAAGATCTAAATGAAGTTATTTCCAGTGGAAATGATTATGCTGTTTTTATGTATATTGCTATTGTTATTTCGATTTTAATATTAGGTTTTGTATTTTACAGAATTTATAAAAATAATCAAAAACACGTAACATTTCAAGATTCAAACGAATGTTATGGTGATGTTTGTTACCGTTAATAATTTATTTATTGATTACGTTTTTTATCCGTAAATGCCAAATATTTTGTTTTTTTTAGTTTTTGTACTTTTTGTTTTTTTAGTTTTTGTACTTTTTGTTTTTTTAGTTTTTGTACTTTTTGTTTTTTTAGTTTTATCAGTTTTACCTTTTTTAGCAGTAGTTTCTTTATTTAAATTTTCCAAATTTTTTTTATCACCTGGTTTATAATTCAAAAACCATTCTTCTAACTCTTCTTTGTTTCCACTTTTTTTAATTTCATTATATTTTTTTGCCTTTTCAGCACGCATTTCTTCAACCGAATCTTGGTGACCATAACACGTAATACTAAAACGTCTAAGTAAACCCTTTTGTTCTAATCTATTCTTTTGTTGAACATCAAAAAGCAATTTTGCCATACATAATGTTCTATCTAAAAACTCGTTATAATATGGTCTATCTGTGTATAAAAATGCTAAATAAAAACTCAACATAGTATCAATTGTTGCGATTCTAACTTTTTGTTTATTTATATTTAAAATATTATAACTGTGACAAGCAATTGGCTTATAAATAAAAACAATAGAATCTTTACCAACCATAATTTCATAATGTTCTGGTATAATTTCACCAACGGATTTTCTTTTTATAATTTTAACTTTGTTAATTCCAATATCTTTTAACCGTTCTTTTACGATTTGAGCAGTTGTTTCGGGATTGTTAGATAAAACATCAAAATCGGCTATTTTTTCAAATTTAAGTCTCATTTTTTTGGGCATATATTGAGAATAAAGTGAAATAGTATATCCTCCAAAAAATACTACTCCTTGATTTATCAATGTATTTCTTACAGTATCAAAAATGATGGCCTCATCTTTTTTGTTATCATTATCCATATCTCTCTGGTATTCAACATCACGACAATTAACATCCGTTATAGGATAATGTTTGTTTAAAACAGCTAAACGTTTCATTACTTTTTCCCATCTGCTAATATCACCAGCAGGTCTAGATAACTCTAAATACATCGACATTCTAAGATAATTTGGCGGTGTGTATAATATTCCATCAACGCGGATAGCATCTTTTTTAACTGAATTGTATATTTCTTTATGTAAAAAAGTTATATCCGCAACAGGAATATAATTAACATAAACCTTATATGTTCCGTGATGTTGTCCGGCTTTTGCTTCTACATCAGTGAAGCCGTGCTCAAAATAAACATCAGCTAATTCCTTTGAATCTTCTAAAGCGTTTGTTGAAAAAAAATCATAATCAGGAATTTCTACTTCTTTATTATAAAATTGATCTTCAGTTGGAAGTATATTATTGATAGCAGTTCCACCATAACAAATCAAATTTTTAACTCTAATAAAATCTTCTACTATTTTGATAATATTCTTAATATCTTCTGAATTTACTATTCTTTTACCCATTTTTTCTTCAGCTTTGTCAACAGCCATACGCAATATAGCCAATTCACAATCATCAAATGTTAAACCTTTACAATCTACTTTTTCCTTCATTTATCTTTTATAATATATGTAGATTAATTATAAAAAAAATTGATATTTATTTAATTTAAATTAATTAAATTATATTATTAAAGATGTGTGACTTAGATCAAAATAGTTTAGATAATTTAAGTAACATTAAACAAGGCGTACTTAAAAGACGGCTTGGTATGGAAGCTCAAACGCTTAAAGAAATATGTTCATCAATATCTATTTCTATTGATAGAAATAAGGGTTTGCCTATTGTAAATGTTGTTAATGAAGAAAATTTTGAAATAAATAATGTCAGTTTTTATATAGATGAAGTCTTTCCATTTAGACCACCAACAAAAATAATTGTAAATGACATTGAATACCAAGCGGTTATGTTAAAAAGTTATGATAAGACATTTAAAAAAGTACTAATGAAATTAACTGGTTATGATTGTTTATGCTGTCAATCTTATGTTTGTGAAAGCAATTGGGCGCCTAGTGTCAAGCTAACTGATTTAGTATTAGAAATAAGAAAGATGCAAGCACATAAAAAAAATGTTGAACATCATATTAAACTTGGTAATCTAGATGATAATATGAGAGATAATAATATTATAGATGATGATTTAAAGAATAAAATTATGTAATAAATATTACAATCTATAAATTTATAAATAATTAATGTTTTATAAATTTATTTTTTTCTATTATTTTTATTTTATTTTATTTTATTTCGGTTTATGATTTAAAATTATAATAATCGGATGAAACAGTGCGTGTAGCATAGGAAAGTGATGGATTTTGCGGTGTTGGTGTTGGTATGGTGACAGCTTGATATCTTAAATTGGCTGGTTTTAAACAGAACGCGTAACCACCTTGATCAAAAAATCCCGCATTTTCCATCAAGAAATTATCCACTAATTGATAACGCATAGCAACCATTTGGCAACCGTATGTGCGGCATAAAATGGCACTCGGATTTGGCGGGTTAACGCCTTTATCTGGTAAAACAATTGTCATTCCAGTTTTATTATATTGTGCTAGCTCTTGTGTGTCTGGATTATTTTTAACATTGTAATAATCATAACCTCTCATAAAAATCGAATTACTTGTTAAGTTTACATATTCCAAAAACTCTTCATTTTGTAAGAAAGAGTTATTAATTCTATCTACGATTAAAATGACTTTATTTTGAAATGTTAGTAAAGGTAAGCTACCCAAATTTTTACCAGAATTTTCGAAACTATAATTTTTACCAAGCATAATATTTGAATACGATTTAAATACATCTGCTAATTTAGTATACATTTTTTTGTTATTACTCTTAATTCTTAAATGTATTATTAGCGGATCCGTTGGATTAGGACAGCTACCACCTGAAAAAGCATAATTTTGTATTGTATCCATTACTTTTCCAAAGCCTACTGAATTAAAAGTTTCCTTAACATAGTAATCATTTGATGTACTTGATGCGACAACAGGTTTGTCATCAATCGAATATACTTCAAAGTCCAAGCATCTGACACCTTGTTTTATTACTGATTTTAAAACATCTGTGCTGACAAAACTGTTTTTATATGATCCGCCGCTACAAGCATTATAAGCTGTTTTAATATAATAATCAAACAAATTACCATTACAATCAGGATCATTTGAATTTAATGGTTTAATATATCCGTCTACAGATGGATACAATGTGTTCATAAAATTCACTTGACTATTTTCTAGTTTACTTAAATAAATCATATAACCAATAAATATTATCAAAATTAAACAAATAAAGACTATAATCATATAACTCTGAAAATCTTCATCCATATTTTGAATTTTGCTTAAATAATCTGTTGTTGGTGTTGACATTAATCTAATCTAATATATTATATTATTTTTAATTTAAGGGAATAATATTTAGGAGAATTTATCTCTTAAATTAAAAGTGGGGATAAATAACGTAAATATAATCTTTTAATATATTATAATATGCCAAAACTTTGTGATTTTGAGACGTGCCGTAAACAAGCCAGTTATGGAGAATTTTATTGTAAACCAATAAGATGTAAAGAACATAAAAACGAGTATAAATTAGTTAGTCAATTGTGTCAAGAAGGTAATTGTAAAATACAACCTTCTTATAATTTTGAAGGTGAAGAAAAACCTAAATTTTGTTTAGACCACAAGAAAGATAAAATGGTAGATATTAAAAATAAAAATAAAATTTGCGAGCATCCTAATTGCACAATAAGATCAACATATAATTATGAGAATGAAATAAAAGCAAAATTCTGTAAAATACACAAACTAGAAAAAATGATAAATATTATGGATAAATGTTGTGAATTTAAAGGCTGTAAAATACGTCCTAGTTATAATTTTTCAAATCATCCAGCAAAATTTTGTAAATCGCATAAATTAGATAATATGTGCGATGTTATTAATAAAAAATGTCAATATGAATCGTGTAAATCAAAACCAAACTTTAATTTTGAAGAAAAATCTCAACCTATATTTTGTTCAAAACATAAAACATTTGGAATGGTAGATATAATACATGATACTTGCTGTTTTCCAAATTGTAAAACTCAACCTATATTTAATCATATAAATGAAAAAATAGGCTTATATTGTTTGCAACACAAATTAGCTGATATGATTGATGTTAAAAATTGTAAATGTAAATTTAATAATTGTTTAAAACAAGCTTCATTTAATTTTATCAGCGAAAAAAATGGAATATATTGTGTAGAACATAAATTAGATAAAATGGTTGATGTTAAAAGTAAATTTTGTATCTATCCAGATTGTAAAACTAGACCAATTTTTAATAATCAAGGAGAAAAACTAGGTTTATATTGTTTGCAGCATAAAATAGATGAAATGGTTGATGTTATAGGTAAAAAATGCAAAGCAAATTATTGTTTAGGAACAAGTGCTAATCCAAAATATAAAGGATATTGTTCAAATTGTTATAAAAATTTA